AGACTTATTCAAAGTCGTATTTATGCACTCTGCTATCGCAAAAGAACTTGAAAAAGCAAATGCTATTACATACTTAATGTATAACGACGCAAATGGTATTCAAAGACCAACCGACATCGCAGTTTGGGGTGGACGTGTTGTTGTCGTTAATGACCTCTGCCCTGTCGCAGACGCAGAAGATAGCAAACACACATACCGCACATACTTCTTGGGCGCAAGAGCATTTGCACGTTGCAGACTTCCAGAACTCGTTGAAGTTGAAATGGAAAGAAGCGCAAAAGTTAATGGCGGTCAAACATCACTCGTTTCAAGACGTGGTTTAGTCCTCGCACCAGAGGGCGTTTCATTCAAAGCAAGCGCAATCGCTTCAACAAACAAGATTACAAATGCTTTACTTGAAACCGCAGGTTCTTGGGAATTAGTTAATGACGGACAAGGACATTCCGTTGAATTAAAGAATGTTCCATTCTGCGCTATTGACTACACTATCTAATTATATTAGATAATCTTTGTATTACGGAGGTTAAACGCTTATGACTAATGATGAGAAAATTGAGCAAATGCAAGTTATGATTGGCGAAGAACATCAACCAAGAGTTTTAGGCGTTTACCTCCGCCAAGCAAAACAACTTATCTTAAACAAAAGATTTCCGTATGGCGAACAACCAAGCGATGTTGAAGATAAATACGAACAACTACAAATTGAATTAGCAATATCATTATTTAACGAAAGAGGTGCGGAAGGTCAAAAGTCGCATAATGAAAATGGTGTTAGCCGTTCTTGGCGCACAAAAGAAGAAATTATGCACGATGTTCTCCCGTGTGCAAGTGTCTTATGAGAAACTTGAAAATTAACCAAAAGAAATATATTGGGCTTAATTATTTAGGCGAAACCGATAAAACTGACGATGACGGATATAAGACAGGCGAAAAAATCGTCCTCTATGGCGATGAAATTTCGTTTAAGTCGCATATTAGCGGTGCAACAGGTTCGGTAGTGTTAGATAACAACGGTGTCGTTATTGAATATGATAAGTCAATGGTATTAACCAAATATGACTTACAAAAATTAGGTTTTGATGAAAATACTGTATTCTTCATTGATAAAGAACCCGAATACGATAGCGATAACAAGCCATTATACGACTACAAGGTAAAGCGTATCAAAGATACCCTTAATGAAGTTGTGATATTGTTAGAGAAAGTTAGAAATAACTAATGGGCGTATTAAAGTTTTCTTTCAAGCAAGACCCTCAAAAACTTATTGATGAACTAATGCAAGATGTTAAGGCAACTATGCCAAAACTTGTGGACGCATTTAGTAGGGAAGTAGAGGTTAATGCTCGTAAAAACTTCAACCGTGCGGTTAATGATATAAGTGGCGATAACCCTTATGTTAGTGTTAGCAGAACGGTAAGCGGTAATAACGCAAAAATTATATGTGGTGGCGAACAAGTGCTATATGCCGAGTTCGGCGCAGGTTTACAAAACTCATACCGAGAAAAAGAAGTATATGTTGAAAGCCATTTCGCAATAAGTAGAAGCAATACTCTATATTATGTTCAAGGACATTATAGAACTATTGGGCTTAACGCAAAGGGCTTCGCATATAAAGGAATGTTTGAGGACTTAATCTTCTATGAAAGACCGCAAGGCATAGTGCCGTTAGGAAACTATGGCGTTCACGGTAAAGACGACTTTTGGTTTAGACCAAGCACAAATGGTCGCACAGGTTCAATGGAAGCAATTAAGAAAAAACGAAACGGAGAACTTGACCCTCGTTATGTATGGACTATGGGAACTGTGCCTGTTCGTGGACTATGTAGAGCAAGAAATACCGCAATAAATAAATTACAAAGCGGGAGGTTAAATATTAAATGATTAACAACGCAAATGAAATCTTTACACGCTTAACAACCGCTTTGCAAAGTGAGGATAGTAGTGTAAAGACTTCAAGTGTTTACACTAATAGCCCAACATCTTACCCATTTGTTAGTATTGAAGTAATTGGTAATGGCGTTTATGAAATGGGAATTGATAGCGGAGATATTGAAAACTTTGCAAACATTGACTACGAAATAAATGTTATTGCCACAGGCGATACAAAAATGAGTAAGGCATACAAGTTATTGGGGGTCGCCGATAACTTTATGAAAAGTATTGGTTTTACAAGAATTATCTTAACGCCAATGCAAGACCAAAATGAAACAAAATACCGATTACTTGCCCGTTATGAAGCGGTTGTCGGTAAAGATTTAAAAGTTTATAGGAGGTAAGCACAATGGCTTTATCTACAAATATTACATCAACAGTTAAAACCTACTTAATGAAGGGAACGGCAGGAACACCGATTACTTACGCAAAACTTTGCGACATTAAAGATTACCCTGACTTAATCGGTGCGCCCGAAGCCCTTGAAACAACTACATTAAGCAACACTCAAAGAACTTATATTGAGGGTTTAAAGAATAACGAACAACTTACATTTACCGCCAACTATACCGAAAGCGATTTCTCAACACTTAAAGCATTAGCAGGCACGGAACAACTTTTAGCAGTTGATTTCGGCGACGGCGGTGCGGAAGGTCGTTTCACATTTAGCGGTTATGTATCCGTTTCTATTATAGGACACGGTGTTAATGAAGTTCGCGAAATGTCTATCATTATTACACCTACAACCGAAATTACATTTGTAGGCGAATAATTGTATAAATATTGGAGGTTTTACAAATGGGTAAAATTGTTATTAAAAACGAAGCAGGTAAGTCATACGAATTGGCGTTTAACCGCTCTGCTATCGTTAGAATGGAAAAAGCGGGCTTTAAAGCAGAAAACATTGAAAAAGAACCGCTTTCAACAGTTGTCTTGTTAATGCGTGGTGCGTTTTACAAAAATTATCCACAATTAGCAGACGAAGAAATTGACGCAATTTGCGATGAAATTGAAATGGACGAGGCATTTATTAAAGCCGTTATGGAACTTTATGCCGAAGCCGTTTTATCGCTTAACGGTCAAAACAAAAATACATCAAAAAACTTCAAGTGGGAGAAGAATTAAACGCTTCTCCCCACGAAGGAAAAACCATAGAACAAGCATTTAACGAAATTTGCCCGTATTTAATCGCAATGGGGTGTAGTTATGATGACTTTTGGTATAACGATACCGACATCGCTAAACAATACCTTAAAGCGCACGAAATTAAGCGCAGACAAGAAAATGAAAGACTATGGCTTCAAGGTTATTACTTCTATGTTGCTTTGTGCGATGTAGCGCCTGTTCTAAATGCGTTTGCAAAGAAAGGCACGAAAGTTCAACCTTATCCAAATGAACCATTTGCATTAACAATGGAAGAAATTGCGGAAAGGCGAGAACAAGAAGAACAAGAAAGGCAAAATAGATTACAAAACCTTAAAGAAAAACTTAAAGAAATGTCAAAGAAGGGAGAATAAATTATGGCTATTAGTTATGATACGCTTGAATTAGGTATTAGCGCTAATGTAGATAATGCGGTAAAAGGCATTAAAGATTTAAAGAATAGTTTAAACTCCCTTCAAAAGTCAATTAAAGGGCTTGATGTATCTTTACTTGCTAATATAGAAAAACATTTACAAAAGATTGCAAAGATAGACTTTTCTAACGTGTCAAAAGGTTTGCAAGATATTGTAAGTGCTTTTAAATATATGGAAAGTCTTACGACAATGAAGAAGGACTTTACTTCTGTTAATTTTTCAATGGACGCAACACCTGTTGATACATTAGGAAATAGCGGTAGAAAAGAACCTTCTTTCAAAAGACCTGTATTTTCAACTGAATACTTAAATAATTTACAAACAGGAATTGTTTATTTGACAAGTATGGATAATGTTTTAACTACATTTTCTCAACAAGGAAATAAAGTTATAGCAATGCTCAAAAAGTTTGGCACAACTATTGGAACGGCAATGCTAAATAGGTTAAAAAAATTTAATGACGGGCTATTATTAACCATAAGCAGATTTAAACGCATTTTGTTTTATCGTGTGGTTAGACGAGTTATCCAACTTATCGCACAAGCACTTAAAGAAGGCATACAAAATATTGCGATGTTTGATAGCGACTTTAACCAAACAATGTCAAACATCAAAAGTTCTATTTCTTACTTAAAGAATAGTCTTGGCTCAATGATAGCCCCATTAGTTGAAATGCTTGAACCATTTATTGTAATGTTGTTGGACGGTTTAAGCGAAGTTGCTAATTTAATCGGCGAAACATTTGCTAAAATGACAGGCAACGACTATTTCGTGAAAGCAAAAAAGAACGCAGAAGATTATACCAAGAGTTTAGAAAAAGCCAAAAATGTTTCATTGGGCATTGATGAATTACACGTTGCTGAAAAAACAACAAATGATAATTTTGAAAAAGTAGATATTGCCCCAAATGAAGTAAACAAAGATATGGTTGAAGCAACCAATAGTTTATTTGAAACAATTAAAAAAATTGGCACTGCTTTATCGCCTATTGTTAGTGCAATAATGAAGGTTGTGGAGATACTTTTACCACCTTTAACACATTTAGTTGATGTTATCTTACAAATTGTTGAAATGATTATTGCAAGTGTGGGAGATAATTTAGCCGAATTATTAC